TACGACGAGGTTATGGCGGTCATCAACGGGCAGGCCGAAACCGAGCAGGTGTACGTGGTGCAAAGCGGCGACACCCTTTCCGGAATCGCCTCAAAGTACGGCACGACCTATCAGGATCTCGCCGCCAAGAACGGCATCTCAAACCCGAATCTGATCTATCCCGGCATGCGCCTGGTTGTTTCCTAGGCCGCTCGTGGTATCCTAACGAAGATAATCGTGCCGATTGCGCACACCTCGGTTCGAGGAGATGCGCAAACGGTGCACCATTTGCATTTTGTACGAACCCGTTGGACGTCCAGTCTGGCGGGTTCGTTGCTTTCCACGTCGTAGTTCAGCGTCACTATGCACTCTTCGTCGCTCACGCTCACCTGGTAGACGAACGCCTTCAGCAGCGTCGCGTCGTCCAAGGCCGAGCCGCATTGCAGGAAGTCGGCCAGCCGCTCGGGGTCTATCTGCTCGTCCCTGATCGCCTCAAGGTCGAGCTTGGCGCGGTCGCGCTGGTGCTCAAGCTCCGCTATGCGCTCCTTCGCGCCAGGGGCGATTATGCCCCGTTCGATGGCGTTCAGGATATTCTTCAGGCCGCGCTCGGCAGCCGAGAGCGATTGGGCGGCCTGCTTGCGCCTCGCCGCCACCTCCGCGCCGTCCGAGCTTTCCGCTACCATGCGGGCTATCCGCAAGGCCTCCTCGCGGTCTTGCAGGAGCGCCCGCAGCGCCTTGACGATCTCGCCCTCAAGCTCCTCGCGCCTCACGGGCCTCACGCATCCGTCATGGCAGCGGTAGTACTCGTATTTCACGTTCTTGCGCCCGCGCCCGCTCACGCCTTGCAGGTTGCGCCCGCAGCCCGCGCAGATCGCCTTGCCGGAAAGGGCGAAGTCGCCCCAGCTCTCCGCGCTGCGCTCCTTGGCCGCGCGTATGCCCTGTGCCTCCATGAACGTCACCTCGTCGATGATCGCGGGCATGCCGCCCTCTTTGACAACGCCGCCCCACTCGTAGCGCCCTGTGTACTTCCGGTTCTTTACCATCCGCTCGACCATCGAGTAGCCGCACGGGTTTCCCTGCGAGGTCTTGACCCCGCGTGCCGCGAAGTCGCGCGCTATCGAGTTGGTGGTCTCCTTTGCTATGCGCCGCTTGAACGCCTCACGCACGAAAGCTGCCTCGTCCTCGTTGATCACGTACTCGTCGGCCTCGTTGCTGGCGTAGCCGAACACGCGCACGCCGTTGGTCTTGCACTTGAGCGCGTTGCCCTCCATGCCGCGCCTCGTGCGGATCGCGGTCTTCTTCGACTCGCACGCCGCAAGGCCCTCAAGCAGCTTCTCGTAGATGATGCCCTCGGGCGAATCAGGTATCTGCTCAAGCGCCGAGACGAGCTTCACGCCGTGCTGGGCAAGCTCGCGCTTATATATGGGCGCGTCGTACTCCCCACGGCTGAAGCGATCCATCATGTACACAAGCACTATGTCGCTCTCACCCGCGTTGGCTACCATGCGCTGGAACTCGGGGCGGTCGTCGGTGCGCCCGCTTATGGCATAGTCGCAGTATTCCGCCACGATGGCGTACTTCTCGCGCTGGCACCACTGGCGGCAGATGCGCAGCTGGTCGTCGATGGAGGCCTCGCGCTGCTTGTTGCACGAAAAGCGGGCGTATATCACCGCAGTTCTAGCTGTTGGCATTGAACGGAACCTCCTCACCACTTCTCTCGCACTCGTCAAGCCAAGAGAACACAGCTTCTGGATCTGGAATCATGGCAACAATCTCAGGTATCCCCTGCGCGTACCATCCAACGTTTTTGCACCTAATCTTGACCCGGTATCCCATACGGATCATTTTTCGAATGCTTTTGCTCATTGGGCTAAAAGAGCCAAATGGCTTGCCCCTATACATAAGCGCGTTGTTTCCGTGTTCGGCAGTATTCCATTCTGTTCCCGTCAACTCGCTTACAAGGGTGACAGGCTTCCTAGCGACCTCAGCATCGAATGTCTGCCCGACCCTTATTCCCTTCAATGGCCCGCCGTAGTAGGTGTAGACATCGCGCTCGTGTGAGCCAGATAGAACGATCTCCTTTGTTGGGAACATCTCGGAAACCTTCTCGTGCGCAGTGTTTGAAACTTGATTTATAGCGACCTTCGCAGCGGCTTTAGCCATATCACCAAGAAGTCCCATGCCTATTCCTCCCCGTATGTCATCCGAGCCATCTCTTCAAGGGACACGCCAAGAGCGTCCGCTATCGCCTTAGCTTTACCAAGTGTTGGCTCTTTTGCCCTTCCGCTCAAAAGGGCAGAAACGGTCGATCTAGGGGAACCAATAGCGCGAGCAAGCTCAGCTGGAGTCATTCCCTGTTCCTCTAAGTAATGTGCGAGAACAAACCGGTACTCCATGGCCTCCCCTTACAGTCCAAATATTTACACGTACAAAGTATTGCACGGTGTAAAACTTTGTACAATACTGTAGGAGTACAAAGTTTTGTACGGGAGAAAGGAGAAGCATGAACCTGTCGGAGAAGGTCAACGAGTACGCCGAAACGAATGGTGTTACACGTGACGCGCTGGCAGACGGTCTCGGTATGAGCCGATCTTCGTTCTTTAACAAAGTTCGAGGCTCGTACGAGTTCAGCCTGTCTGAAGCCTACGCGCTATCTCGCATCCTCGGCGTTTCGTTGGACGAGCTGCATGAGCTAGTGGTGGCCTAATGAGCGACGAGAAGCAACAGGAGCAGCGTCAGAAGACGGCCCGCGAAGTTGCCTTTGACGGCATGTGCTCGACGATCCGCCAAGCATATCGCGAGTGGGAACGCCAGCAGAAGGGAGAAGCGAAGGCGTGAAGCAGTGGTCTACACGTGAACTCAGATACCTCGAAGAGCACGCCGGAGACGGCGCCAAGCAGGTAGCCAAGGATCTCGGGCGCTCCATCGACTCAGTGAAGCATATGGCGCGGAAGTGCGGACTCTCACTCCGCAAGCGCAGGCAGTGCCCCCGCTGCGGCCAATGGACGTTCCGACCGCTCAACAGGGTCAACGGCTGGTGCATCGAGTGCACGAAGGAGCTTCACATGGCAGACCTCACCGAGCAGGCCAACGCGATGCGGGAGGAGGCGATCAGGGAGAAGAGGAACGACCGCGAGAGACAGCGCCACTACAGCGCGAAGAGCAGGGCTAAAAAGTCGATGGAAAAGAGGCCCTAAAAAGCGCCCTAGCCCTGACCTGCGAAAACACCGAAAGGAGAACGATATGCAGACAAAAAAGAAAGCGAGCGCCCCCCGCTACCACACTTCGGGCACCCGCTACGTAGCCGCCTCGAAAGAGGCTGCGACCATCATACCATTCGAGGGCAAGCGCCCGACGGCGCAGGAGCAGCTTGAGCGCTCGCAGTTCAAGGCGGGCGTCATGGTCGGCTTCCTCGCGGCCCTCATGATCTTCCTCGCCGTGCTCTGGCTCTGGGTCATCCCCACTATGGACCAGGCCGTGGCCGACGCCCAGCGTGCCGTGGGAACCATGGCGGTGCTCAATGCGTAACGACGAGAGATACCGCCCCAAGCCCCAGAGCAACCAGCTTGAGATCTTCGGCCTGGGCATGGCTGGCGAGCAGGACGTTGCCGAGGCCAAGAAGTGGATCGAGGCCAACCCCGATGCGTGGCAGTTCATGCTCGCCAACGCCCGCCGCCTCAAGGAGAAGGGCTACGTGTCGATCAACTACCTGGTGAACATGGTGCGCAACGAGCTGCACGTTGGCTGCAAGAACGGCATAGCCCCCGCCCTCGCCCGCATCATGGAGGCGCGATACCCGGAGCTGCGCGGAGCCTTCAACAAGCACCGCAGCCAGAGCGACGGGTTCTCCGAATGAGCTGGCGGCGAACCCTTGCGGCCACGGCGCACATCACCATGCACCCCGCCCAGCTCGTCGGAAAACAGCGCCCCATGACCGACTACCGCAACCACCGAACCTACACGCCGACCAAGACGCTCAAGGCCGAGAAGGCCATCAAGGACGCGTTCCGCGCGGCATACGGCGAGACATTCGCCGACCACGACGGCCCGGTCGTGATGCGGATCTCGACCACCAGGCCGCTCGCGAAGAGCAACCCGAAGTACTGGGAGGGCCGCGCCGACCTCGGCAAGCCCGACTGGGACAACCTCGGCAAGCTCGCCTGCGACGCGCTCAACGGGATCGCCTTCAAGGACGATTCGCAGGTCGACATGGGAGCCGTCACCAAGCGCCCGAGGTCGCCATACGGCACCAAACCACGCATAGACATCTACATCGAGTACTTCGTCGAGGAGTACGTAAAGGAGAAGAAATGAACGCCAAATACTTCGAAGAGAACAGCTTTGAGGACTTCCACGGGACCAAGTTCCACAAAGCAGTGCTCGACCACGCCGCCTGCATCGCGAACAACCTCATGTTCGACGCCACGCATCCTGACAACAACGACGGCGAGACGGCGGCAAACGCCTACCACGTGATGATCGCGCTTTGCGAGGCCGGGCTTTCCAGGATCGACGAGAAGTGCGTCGCCAAGAGCCGCGAGTTCATCGCCGACAAGATCAAGCCCGTCAGCGAGGAAGAGCGCGAGTTCGGTCGCGCGTTCCTTGCCGCCGTTCTCGGCATCAAATAGGAGGTAACGACATGATCAACGAAGCCACCATCCAGGCGCAGTTCAAGCAGGCCACCGTGAAGGGCAGCGTTGCGACCCTGCAATTCGAGATCCTGACCGACAACGCCGACGCCTTCCGCATCATCAAGCAGAGCGGCAAGACGGTTTTGCTCACCGTGGCCGAGCAGCAGCAGGCCATGGACTTCGACGACGAGACGGGCGAGATCTATGGCTAAGGAAACCGAACCGCAGCAGGTCGAGGCAGAGGTCATCGAGGCCGAGGCCACCACGCTTGAGGTCACCTACACCGAGGCCACTATCGCTTCGAACATGGACGCGTTGGAGGCCCACGTGAAGAAGGTCGTGGCCGACTACGAGGGCGCCACCTACGACCTCACGAGCGCCCAGGCCATCAAGGATGCCAAGCACGACCGCAGCTACCTCAACGGCATCAAGAAGGAGATCGACGAACGCCGCAAGGCCGTGAAGCGCGAGTACAACAAGCCGCTCGACGCATTCGAGAGGCGCTGCAAGCAGATCACGGCCATCATCGACGAATCAACCGACGCCATCAAGGCGCAGCTCGACGAGGCCGAGCAGACGCGCAAGGACGCGCTCTACTCACGCCTACAGCAGCACTACGAGGAGTTCGCGGGACTGCTCGCGCCGGTCGTCCCCTACGAGCGCCTGCATGAGCCGCAGTGGCTCAACAAGACCTTCGGCGAGATCAAGGCGCAGCAGGCGCTTGAGGCAAAGGTGTCCGACGTGGCCAGAGACTGGGAAACGCTCAAGGCCCAGCAGGAGGCGATGCCGCACTACGCCGACGCGGAGCGCGAGTTCTTCCGCACGCTCGACCTCGGAGCCGCCTTGAACGCGGCGCGTCTGGCCGACGAGGAAGACCAGCGAATCGCCGAGCTGAAGGCGGCCATGGCACCCGAGCCTGAGCCGGAGCCTGAACCTGAACCAGAGCCTGAGCCAGAGCCGATCGCAGCGCCCGAGCCTGAGCCGATGCCCGCGCCAGTGCCAATGCCCGCACCAATGCCGGCACCCATGCCAGCACCGGTCGCGGAGCCTTTGGAGGCGTGGACGGTCGAGGTGCCGAGCGCCACGCGATCGCAGATGCAGGCGCTCGCATCCCTGCTCAAGGCGCAGGGAATCACCGGAAGCATCCGCCGGGGCACGCCAGCCCAGGTGGCAGCGAGGATGGAGTAGACGATGGCAGAAGACAAGCACATGACGCTGGCCGAGGCCGTGGCCCAGGTGCAGCGATCCGTGGTGGTGCCCAAGGCACGCTACAACGCCCACGGCAACTTCTACTACCGCAGCATGGAGGACATCGTTGCGGCGCTCAAGGAGCCGTGCAAGGCGGCGGGAATCGCCTTCACGCTCAACGACTCGATCGAGCAGATCGGCGAGCGCTACTACGTCAAGGCCACGTGCCGCCTGTTCTTCGAGGACGGCCACGGCGAGCCTTTGGAGATCGATGCGTACGCCCGCGAGCCTTTGAGCCAGAAGGGCATGAACGAGGCGCAGGTCACGGGCAGCGCATCGAGCTATGCCCGCAAGTACGCGCTCTGCGGAGCTTTCGACATCGACGGCACGAGTGACCCCGACACCCTCATGGGCGACGGCAAGCCCGCCGAGAAGGAGCCGCCCGAGTTCGGCCAATTCATCGCCAAGTGCAAGAGCTGCGGCACCTCCTACCAGTTCGAGAGCCGCCAGCAGTACGAGCAGTTCAAGGCCAACCCCGGGTGCTGCCCGTCCCCCGCATGGCAGGTCGTGTAGGCCATGCAAGACCTCTACGCCGAGCGCATGCAGCTCTTCGACAGGCTCATGGACGAGCTTCAGGCGCTGCGCAACAGCGGAAGCCAGTACGCCGAGAACGAGGCCGAGTACCGCAAGGCGCTGCGCATCGCGATCCTTGAGGAGCGATCCAAGGGAACGCCAGTGACGGTGATAAGCGACCTCTGCCGAGGCCGTGAGGACATAGCCGAGCTGAAGCAGCGCAGGGACTGCGCCGAAGCGCTCTACAAGGCGAGCCAAGAGGCAATAAACGTGTACAAGCTCAAGATCCGAACCGTCGACGAGGACATAAAGCGCACCTGGTCGAACGGGACCGGCGAAGGGAGTTACTAAATGTCGATCAACCGAGTGAACATCAGCGGGAACTTGACCCGCGACCCCGAGCTGCGGGCTACCCAGGGCGGCATGCAGGTTCTGGGCTTTGGCGTGGCCGTCAACGACCGCCGCCGCAACCAGCAAACCGGCGAGTGGGAGGACTACCCGAACTTCGTGGACTGCACGATGTTCGGCAACCGCGCCGAGAGCATGGGCCGCATCCTGCACAAGGGCATGAAGGTGGCCATCGAGGGCAAGCTGCGCTATTCGAGCTGGGACAAGGACGGCCAGCGCCGATCCAAGCTTGAGGTGATCGCGGACGAGATCGAGCTCATGAGCCAGAAGCGAGCCCCGGCGGCACCGCAGGGATACCAGCAGCAGTACGCGCCGCAGCCCGCCCCGCAGGCGGCGCCGCAGCAAGCGCCCAAGCCGCCCGCCCAGGAAAGCCTGTACGACGGCGACATCCCGTTTTAGGGGCGATGGCGGCATGCAGGTACTGGACTCGCTCATAGACGGGCCGCTTAGGCTGCGCAACCGCAGGGAGGGCGACGAGCTTATCGGCATGATCGTCCGGTACCTGCGAACTGGCGAGCAGCCCGAGCCTCGGACGGACGCCCAAGAGGCCGTGCTGTTCGCCGTGCAGCCAGTCATGGAGACCTCGCGCAAGCGCATCGTGGCGGGAGGATCGGGCGGCAAAGCGGCAAGCAAACCCGAGAGCAAACGGGCAAGCGAAACGGGAAGCAAAACGCAGAGCAAAGCGGCAAGCAACGATGCAAGCAAACCCGAGAGCAAACGAGCAAGCGAAGAGGAAGAGGAAGAGGAAGAGGAAGAGGAGTCAGGAAAAGGGATTAAGGAAAGAGGGAAAGCGGCGCGTTTCCGCGCCCCCTCTCCCGCCGAGGTCGCCGAATACGCCAAGCAGTTCGCTGCGAACAAGGGCCTCGACCTCACCGCCCTCGATTTCGACCCCGAGCGCTTCGTCGACTTCTACGCCCAAAAGGGCTGGATGATCGGGCGATCGCACATGAAGGACTGGAAGGCCACGGTGCGCAACTGGGTGCGCACCTCGAAGCCAAAAAACGGCATGGCAAAGGAGGCGCCAGACGATGGATTTTCGGCCTACGACTGAGTGCCCGCACTGCGGCGCGACCCTCAAGGCCCGCACCACGCGGCTCGCTGGGCGGACGCTGTTCTGCGGCTACGAGCAGTGCGGCTGCGCAGGCGCCGAGGCCGAGCGCGAGAAGGAGCGCCAGGCCGAGGCCGAGGCGGCTCGCAAGGCCGAGCTCGACAGAGCCATGCACGACTGGAAGCGGGCGGGCGTGCCCGAACGCTACGTGAGCCTCGACCACCCGTTGGCGGCCGAGATCGCCGAGTGCATGAAGCGCGGCCAGTGGGTGTATCTCTGGGGAGACGTCGGAACCCACAAGACAACCTGCGCCGCGGCCGTGGCAAAGTGCCTGGCCGGAGGCAAGCGGTCGGTGCTCATGGCCCCGATGTACCGCATCCTCGACGAGGTCCAGCGCAGCTTCCACGACGGCGGCGACCCGCTCAAGCGCTACGCCGAGGTGCGCTACCTGATCGTGGACGACCTGGGCAAGCGCAGGCCGACGGGTTTCGTTTTGGACAGCCTGTTCAGCCTGATCGACCAGCGCTACTCCGCGATGCTGCCAACGCTGGTGACAACGCAGTACAAGCCAAGCGACCTCGTGCGCAGGCTTGCCGAGCAGGGAGACCCTGACACCGCGAAGGCAATAGTGTCGCGGCTGAGGGGCGGCGCGAGGGTCGAGCACTTCGATGGCCCGGACGGGAGGCTGCAATGATCCTCGATGCGGGGGTGCTTCGCGGCTACCCCAAAGAGCGAGCCGAGCTTTACGGCAAGCCCCACCTGGGGGCGCACTACACCCACGGAAAGGCCTACGAGGCGCTTTCGCCCCGATGCTGCGTCTGCGGCAGGCGTGCCGGAAGCGTGCACCACGTGGCGCACCGGTCTTGGGGCGAGACGTTCCGCCTGGTCACGCCGTGCGGCACCTGGGACTTGCGAAGCCCGCTGTTCTGCCTCTGCGGCAGCGGCACCACCGGATGCCACGACAAGTTCCACGGCGGGGCGCGGCTCAAGGCCGAGTGGCGCTGGCGGCATCCGGTCTACGAGGAGGCCTGGTGGACGGGCCAGCTGTTGCAGGTCTACGAGCCGCACGACCCCGGCCTCTACGAATACGGATATTGGCTGATCACAGACCGTGACAGCAACGAGATGATACGAGAAGGGATATGACCCATGGAAATCAAGACATGCGAGCAGTACGTGCTCGACCAGCTGGAGCAGGCGCGGGCTGAGCGCGATTGGCTGCGCGAAAAGCTTGAGCAGGCGCAGGACGAGGCAGAGGAGCTGCGCGGCAAGCTCATGGAGCGCGGCGAGCACGATGCCTCGAAGGTCGAGCAGGCCATCCGCAAGGAAGGCCGCCGTAAGCTCTACCGCGACGGCTACCGCACGAGCGTGGAAGACGGCGGCAAGCTTATTCCGTTCTCTGACTGGTGCATCGAGCACGTCGGCTACTCAAGCCTGCGCTGCGGCATGACCAAGAGCGAGTTCATCGCCTACTTCGAGCCTGAGTTCCGAGAGGAGTACGACGAGCTGGTCAACGAGTGGAAGGCGGGCCAGGAATGATACGCATTTACGAGCGCTCGCTTTGCCAGAGCTACGCGAGCGCCTACCGCCAGGGCATCCTGCTCGCCAAGACCGACGACGAAGCCGAGGCGCTTTCGATCGTCGAGTCGCTGACCGACGACAGCTACCAGTGCTTCGCGCTGCTGGAAGACGGGACCGTGCTCGATCTGCGGGGCCGGTTCCCCGGGTGTGTGGAGATGGGCGGTGAGGAGGAACGCGATGGCTACCGAGATTGAGCCGCTGATCATGCCGTTCAACCCGCTTTGGGTCACCACCAGCAAGCGCGAGTATCGAGAGGCTGTGCGCAGGATGGGCGAAGAGCCAGGAGACACCAAGGGCAAGGACGGCCTCACCAGCTGCATTCCGGGCAAGGGATGCGTGGTGTGGATCAGCCGCAAGGTGAAGGCCCCGGACCTGTACGCGCTCGCCGCCCACGAGGCGACGCATGCGGCGTGTGACATGCTTGCCAGCATCGGGGAGGACACGCCCGCCGCCGAGGAGCTGGCCTACATGGTGCAGACCATCACGGCGGGGATCATCATCGCCTGCGGAGGTTCCGATGGCGACGATTAAGCATCCCGACACGTTCAAGTGCGACGTGTGCGGAAGAGAGATCGAACGAGCCCATTCCATCACCCTCCCCGTGAGGTGGACGACCGAGCAGAACGAAGGAAGGCCGTGCACTCCCTACGTTAAAGAAGAGACGATTGACCTCTGCGACGAGTGCTTCGAGAGGGCCGTCGTCATCGAGGCGGCGGGATGCATGGGACGGAACAGCTACCGATTAGCAAGCGAAGAGGAACGAGGCGCCTACGATGAAGCTCAAAACCCGATCAGGGAGATTAGGAAGGCCAAGACACCGCCGTGCACCCAATGCGTGCACTCGCGCTTCAATGCCTTCAACGGCGTGACCATCTTGTGCGACAGCGGGGCATACCTCGACCACGTGGAGCGCACGTGCTGCGAGCGCTACGACAATTTCGTTGCAATAGACGTGCGCGGAACCAGGTGGTGTCGATTCGAGCAGAAACCGCCGAAGGCCGAGGACGGTGACGAGTCATGAAGGCTATCGAGGCGCCGAAAAGTATCGAGCCGTGGCGCATCATCTGCGCGGCTCAAAGCGAGCCTGATTACAGCGAAGAGCGCTACATGTTGATCTACGCCGGCGATGGAAGCGACGACTATTACGACAAAGGCTACATCTTGCTGGAGGGCTGGCACTGCTCCTGCTACGACTGGCCCGAGGTCGATTGGGACGCCACCTATTACGAGGAAGACGAGCTGCTGAAGATTGCCGACATGCGCAAGCGCAACCCGTCGGACGGCGCCGAGCGCCGCTTCTTCATGCTCGTCGAGCAAGCATTGGGGGCGCACCAATGAAGTACGTCTCGCTTTTCAGCGGCATAGAGGCCGCGACCGTGGCGTGGGAGCCGCTGGGCTGGGAGCCTGTGTGCTTCGCCGAGTTCGACGAGTTCCCCAGCGCCGTTTTGGCCGAGCGGTACCCCGAGGTGCCGAATATCGGCGACGTTACCAAGATGAACTGGAAGAAGTACCGCAACAAGGTTGATCTGGTGGTGGGCGGAAGCCCATGCCAATCCTTCTCGATCGCGGGCAAACGGGAGGGGTTGCAAGGTGAGTCAGGACTCATGTTCGAGTACATTCGGGCGGTACGTGAGATACGTCCTCGATGGTTTCTTTGGGAAAACGTCCCGGGAGCGCTCTCAAGCGAGAATGGGGAGGCTTTCCGACAGCTGCTGTCCGAAATGGACAAGCTCGGGTACGGCCTGGCGTGGCGCATACTCGATGCGCAGTTCTTCGGAGTGGCCCAAAGACGCCGCCGTCTCTTTCTTGTCGGACATCTTGGAGCCTGCCCCCCCCATCGGCGTACTCATTGAGCCGGAGAGCATGCGAGGGGATTTTGAATCGAGCGCGGAAAAGAGGGCGAGCCTTGCCGAAGAGGCTGGAAGAAGCCCTCGTAGCGCAGGCTTCAAGTACCACCAGGGAGCAGGCGCGGGAGGAGTAGGCGCGGAACCGGAGCAGTCCCCCCACGCTCACCGCCGATTGGCACAACCCGGCCGTGTACCCCATCGACGAGCCGATAACGATGGCCGACCTCAACGCCAACACGGCGATCGGATACGACATGGTGGGCACGCTCAAGGTTGGCGGCGACGCGCCGTCGGTGTGCCTGTGAGCGCCTGCACGCTGCTCGTCCGTTGCGGATGCGCGGGCGGCGGCAAGGGCGCGCTGGTGAGCGACGAGGTATCGCTCACCCTATCGACGAGCAACACTCAGACGCTTTTCAGCGAGGAAGGAGGCGACATGGTTGTGCGAAGGCTCACGCCGCGCGAGTGCGAGCGGCTGCAAGGCTTTCCCAGCGATTGGACGAAGATTCCCTATCGCGGCAAGCCGGCCGACGAGTGCCCGGACGGGCCACGCTACAAGGCGATCGGCAACAGCATGGCCGTGCCAGTCATGAGGTTCATCGGCGAGAGGATCGCCATGGCCGAGGCGGGTGAGATCGCATGAGCTGCGACCCGTATAAATGGACGTGCGCGAGGTGCGGCAAAACGCACTGCAACCCGTTTTTCACGTGCTACCCGCGCGAATTTTGGAAGGACAACAAGAAGCGTGTCGGCGAGGTCTGCGAAAAGTGCCGCGACGAAATCGACTATAGCAACGTGCGAGAGGAGCAGAAATGAAGAAGGCGATGATCGTCCAGCCCATGAACGGGCTTGGCGAGGAGCAGATACTTGAGGCCCGCGCGAAGGCGGTCGCAGAGCTTGAGCGGCGCGGATACGAGGTCGCGGACACGTACTTCAAGGACGGCCTCGCGGTGCCGCCCAAGGTGGTGAACGTGCCGCTGTACTACCTGAGCCAAAGCCTTGGCAAGATGGCCGAGTGCGACGCTGTGTACCTATGCGATGGCTGGGAGAACGCACGGGGCTGCAAGGTCGAGCGCGCCGCAGCTGTGGCCTACGACCTTGAGCTCATCGGGTACGACCTACCGTGCCGTGGTGATGCCTCGTGAGCATGGCCTACTACGAGCCGGGCAGCGGGTGGAACCTGCCGCCAGGGTGCTTCGACGGCGATCCGGACGCGCCGTGGAACCGGGTGGACGAACCGGCTTGCGGAGATTGCGCCCACTGCATAGCGGGATGCTGCGACTACGGCATCTGCGAGCTTGAGTTCGAGGAGGCTTTCAGCGCCCAGGAGGCGAAGGAGCCGATGGCGGCATGGGAGGCTGCGAAGTGGGCGCGAGACTGGATCGTCGAACACTACAAGGACATGCAGGAGGACTGGTGCAAACGGTTCGATGGATAGCGGCATCATGCGTCGCGCTGCTTGTCGCGGTTGTGGCCCTTGAGCTTTATGTAATCAGAACGCTGGCGGCGGGGCTGGTGGTTCTGGCCCTGCTCGCCTGCGGGTAGGAGGTTGACGATTGACTAACTTGGAGCGGTACTTCGGCACGCCCGAGGCCGCGATGCGCATGGAGGTGCGCATGCTGCGCGACGGGCGGCGGTTCAAAATCTCGCTGAGCGAGTGCAACCCCTTCACAACGTGCGCGTTCGAATCGCGCTGGGTGCGGGACTTCGGCTCATGGGGCGAGTATCTGGACTGGCTCAAGGCCGAGTACGACGATGGAACCGTCAGGTGGGAGGACGAATGAGCCGCCCAGGATGCAACCGGGGATGTCTGCTCGTGATAGCGGCATCCCTGCTAATAGACGGACTTACGCTGTGGGCGGCGGTATCGCTGGCCCGCATGATCATTGGAGGTTGACATGGGATACAAGAAGTTAATGGATGCAGCCAGTGCTGTCGTGTCCATACTCGTGATGCTCTTCCTGGTGCTGCTCGTGTGCTACGGCATCGTGTGGTGCATAGGCGGGATAGCGGCGATGCTGGCATGAGCGGCAACCCGCGCAACCGCAACGGCAACGCAAGGCGCAAGCTGAGAGCGAGGCTGAGGGCGGAGGGAAGGCCATGCCACATATGCGGCCAGCC